GCAGGTGGATTGCGCCAGTTATTAAAACGATTCGCAGCTTCTATCACTGCTTTTGTTGCGCCAACACCTGCACCAACTGTACCACCAAGCATAAGTGCGGCAAGTGTCGGGTTTCCTTGCGCCCATTCTCCCCAATTTTTACTTCTAGTGTTAGCAGATGCTATGTTTGCGTCAAAATCGCTATTTAACGATGCGACAGTTCCTAATCTTTTGTTTTTAGCACTTCGTGCCGCACTAAGTGCGCCAGCAAGACTTTCTTCTGACGCTCTAGCCATATTGGCAAGGATTTTATTAGTACCTCGAGCTATTCCAACTCCAAAATTAGCAGCTCGATATGGTACTGTTGACAACCCCCCAACGGTATAACCCATTAACCTTCCGAAAGGACCAACTGGTCTTGTTGTTGTACTTGACATTGGTGATATGTAAACAGGTGCTGGGCTTGCAGTTTTAGATGATTTTTTGCGTTTACCGCCACCAGTTGCACCACCGCCACCACCAGTTGCTGGACGTGCACCACCAGTACCAGTACCAGTACCAGTACCAGTACCAGTACCGCCAGTTGCTGGACGTGCACCACCAGTACCAGTACCAGTACCAGTACCAGTACCAGTACCAGTACCAGTACCAGTACCAGTACCAGTACCAGTACCAGTACCAGTACCAGTACCCACTGTTGAAACCCGTCTTCTTTTTGGTTTTCGTCCCACTAGTGCATAAGCACTAGCAAATAAATCTTTTAAACTTGTTCGTTTTGCCATATTTTCTCCTTTTGAAAATGATTTGTTGACAGCATATCGTGTCATAGCCGATGCTGTACTGCTTTTACCTGAATTTCCAGGCATTTGAGTGATGGGGGAAAATAGTTTGCTCATAATTAGACTTTCTCTATGAGCACATATTGATTGTCGCACCAGATTGCTAGTTTAAATGAGGGGAAAGCAATTTTTTTGTTTGTAATAAAAATAAAACAGTGCGATTCAATACACAAGCGTGAGGTTACTTGTTTGTGCCAGGAATGTAGTAATCCCCTCTGGTTTTCGGCAACGCATCAACTGAACGATACCCCTGACGTGGCGGACCAAATGTGTTGGTGTCAGTACCACGCTTAATGCCTGTTTTTGGTGTTTGGTCTTTGGCGTTTGTCCCTGGCTTGTAATAGCCAACTTCGCATGGGTCACAACTTACGCTACGAGCGGTGATGTTGTCAATCTGTGACATAAAGTCCTCCTACAATAAATATGCGACTATCTGTATAATATAGGAAATGATAAAATTGTGCAATACCACACAATGGGAGACGTATTGTATGAACAAATCACGCACATCGCCAGTTGTTATTGACAAAAGAGAACGTGCGGTACAGGCACTCGAACTGCGAAAAGCAGGAATATCATACGAATTAATTGCGCAACGATTGAATTATTCAAATCGCACAGCGGCATATCGTGCGGTCAGTCGATTATTGTCGGCAACCGAGAAAGAAGCTTCAAACGATTTACGAGAAGTAGAACTTCGGCGATTGGACGACTTGTTTTTGTCAGTATATCAAAAAGCCCGAAACAATGCTGACCCATTACAGTTGCAAGCCGTTGACCGATGTTTGCGTATCATGGAACGTCGTGCCAAGATTGCTGGTATTGATGCGCCTGAAAAAACACAAACCGATGTGCGTCAAGTTATTAAAGTGGTGTACGAAGATGTGCAGTACGCTGATGATTTTGACGACGAACCAAGTCAAGCACAACAAATGCAACATGCAGGGTTACTTGCTATGGGTGCCAATAGTGAAGGTAATGATGAGGAATGGGAGGAATATGAGGATGACGGCGAAGAGTGGGGTGATGATGAAGTGGCACAAAATGATAGCGATTTGTCGCCAATTGACAGCACCGTCTCTGTCAATCATACCAAGTAACCCTGATAATCATTATACAACAAAGAGATTTTATGTTTAACTTTATTTCAAACAAAGTAGGTTCTTTTTTAAGCAACATATCTGGTGCGATTGCACAACAATCACAACAAATTATTCGTGGCGTAACCTCTTGGAGTTCGGTTACGCCATCTGCTTTTTTTTCAAAACTTACATCCATGCTGAGTAGTCGTATATCTGATATTCGTGGCTCAAATCCTCGTGCAGTTACAAAAAACTACGCATCATCACGCAAACCGAATCGTTCTTCAGGAAGTCCAGGCGAGGGATTTTATGAATTTGCAGATGTGTGTGATGGACTTGCGGAAAGCATTCCGTCTATCATTTCTGCTGAAGCAACGCTAAGTGCAGAACAAATGCGCACAAAATTAATGCAATATCCACCTGCACCTACGGGAAGTACATATAATCGCACATTTGCTTTACAACAAGGATGGCGTGTGGCAACTGTTTCGTTTGATATTGACGTGACATATTCCATAGATTCTGTACCATCAATTGCAAACGCAGCGGCATCAGTAAATATTGATAACAATGTACCTTACGCTAAATGGGTGCAACGTCGTGCAACGCAATCTTCAATTCATCGTGGTCGATGGAATACTGTTGATGATGTTGCAGAGCAAGAAACGCCAGATTTTGTGAATCGTATTCAAGATTTTATTACACAATTATTAAATGGAATGTAAATAAAATTGACAAAGTGTATATGGTGTGTTATTATAAAAATGCGCTCAGGAAAGGAACATTATGGACGCAGTTTTTGAATGGACGATATTTCTATTGGTAGTCATTGTCGGATTTGTAGTTGGCTATGTGATTGCCAACGCAGTTACTACGGTTATCTTGGAATCAATTTTCCGCATTTTTGGTTGGAGCTAGAATAACGCATGAGCGCACAACACCGCACCACAGCAATTTTGTGGTGCGGTGTTTTTGTTACAAGGAGAATGACATGGCAAAACAAAATGAATTAATTGAACAGAAAACATTGTTTGAGTTTTTGGCGATGATTGAATCGCAAGAACCAATGTTGCAGTATTTGTTTCACGTACCAAATGGAGGTCATCGACATCCTGTGGTGGCGGCGCAAATGAAAGCGGCTGGGGTTAAACGTGGCGTACCTGATTTGTTGTTTCCAATTGGATTTGGAAAATACAATGGTCTTGCTATTGAAATGAAAGCAGGAGTGAATCGCACCACGAAAGAGCAACTAGTATGGCTAGATGTTCTGCAAGCACAAGGATGGAAAACAGATGTGTGCTACGGATGGGTGCGTGCGGCGATTACCATTGTAGAGTACATTGGTCGTGACCCTAAAAAATACAATCTTGATATGGCACTTGATGCATATGACAGACAACATGCCAAAATAAAAGTACCTCGCAAAAATATCAAAAATAGTTAACCCAAAAGCACACAAAAAAGCACGTTTCTTATCTGATTGCCAGACAAGAAACGTGCTTTTTTTAGTCGATGCGTGAGTTTGCTCGGGCGTTAATCCCGTTGTCACACAGCACCTGTGCAAACGCACGGGCGTATGCCTCGTTGCGTGCTAACGATTGAGTGTTAATAAACACACCGATGTGCCATCCGCCAAAGTAATCGCTCTTGTGTCCGTGGTCGTTTTTCTTCAACCACTGCACAAATTTTCCTCGTGCTGGGTGAATCTCGACCCACGCAAACCCACATACGCCACCCTCAACGTAATACATCTTTTTTGATGTATCAATGTTGTTTCCGAATGGAGTTTTGGGAGTGCCAACAACCATTGGCACAGGCTTGCATCGCTTAGCGGACTGCACACCAGCGTGATGTGCTTTGTTGAAGATTGAACGACACTGACGGTCAGTCAACGCCTTCTTCTTTACCGTTTTAACTTCCACATCAACTTTTACTTCGGGCAGTTCAACATCTACGTGTGTTGACTTTTGCTCATCTGTAGTCATGTCTGTTCCTTTCATTCAATAACTACATAAGTAATTATAACGCAAATATATATTTTGTCAAATAAAAAGACTATTGCGATACTGATTTCAGCAACGCAATAGTCTTTTTTAGTGAGAAATTGGCTTACTTGGACTTATCCAACTCGGCTTCGAGCAAGCGAATCATCAAATCCACATACTTTTCAGCATTGTGGTTTGAAATCATGCCTTTCAAATCATACTCGGAAATACGATTACGATTATCTGCTTGCAGAATTTTTGTCATTAACGCAACCATATTGACAACCTTTGGACGAATGACTTGCTCCGAATGACGCAAGCGATTAGACTGTTGCTCGTTGTAGGCATCACGGTCGGCTTTTTGTTTGTCAAACTTGACCTTATACTCATCCCACTTCATGAACAAGTGAGGAGCGTATACATATGAGTCACGAGCGTTTTCCAAATCAACAGTTGGATTAACCCAACCCAGCACCTTGACCTTGACGTACATTCCACGAGTGCCCTTGCTTGCACGAGTATACACATTCTTCCACGAATTCTTGTCATACGGATGTGTGTCTACAATCACCACCCGACTGGCACTCCATGGCACTTGCCATGCAGGAGTGCGCTCGCCAGATTCAGCCCATTCTTGACCAATTTCCAACTCACTAAACTTCGCCATGATAGTTTGTTCCTTTCATGTAACAACTACATAAGTAATTATAACGCAAATATATATTTTGTCAAATAAAAAACAAATCCGCCAAAATGTTGTTTCAACACGTTGACGGACTTGTTGATAATTTACTTGTAGGTTTTTTCAGTAAGCAGTTCGTGCAACAATTCTGCATGTGGCAACTGCAACTTTTCAAGTTCAAACCGAGTAATTGGCGTTTGCGTCAATTCGGAAAGCATTTCCGCAATATCACGAAGTTTTGGGACAAGATTTACTTGACGAAACCGCTCCGCTTCTTCCAAAACACGCTGTTGCTTATCAGCAAATTCTGTTTGCTTTTGCAACAATTCTTGATATACATCCCACTTCTTAAACAAGTGAGGAGCATACACAAACTCATCGCTCAAATACCCATCAAAACGAACCTTGACATACATCCCACGCTCACCCTGTTTTGCAGGGCGATACATCGAAGTGGCAAAACGACTTGACTTAAACTTGTAATGTGGCTGTGTGTCCACAATTACGACTTTGCCAGCACCCCATGGCACTTCAGCATATCCTTGGTAGTGCTGTGAAAACGCCCACTCTTGACCAATCTCTAACTGACTAAACTTCGCCATGATAGTTTGTTCCTTTCATGTAACAACTACAAGGCTAATTGTATCACACAAATATATATTTTGTCAAGAAACTTCTGGTGTAACTTCTGGTGTAACTTCTGGTGTAACTTCTGGTGTAACTTCTGGTGTAACTTCTAGTGATATATCAAGAATTAACGTTGGCCATGCAGGTGCAGACCAATCGTCGAGGTTAATAAGTTGCGGATAATCTCGCAGTGCTTGACGATATTCACGGTATCGTTGACGTGTAAGGTCGTCAATATTAACATCTGGCATTTGCGTCCAATCAGTTGCAACGAGCAATTCATTTCTACGCAATCGCACCATTCGCATAGCCTCATCTTTAGAATATGGCTCATCAATAAGTGATTCATCTTCAGGAATTGCACATTCTTTTCCATAGTAATCAACATGTTTGACGTAAATAGGATACGTTAGATACAATCGTTGCACTCTATTTAAAAATCTACTAATCATGTTATTCTCCTACACTATTTTGGTAATAATCAACAATGGCGAACCTGCGTAGTAAACACTTGGCGCAACACTCAAAACCGCAGTATTAACGTCGCTATTAAAAGCAAATTGTATGATGTCATTTTCTTCAGCAAAAAAAATAAATGAAAACGTATTTGAAGTGTTTCCTGTTTGTTGCAACTGATTAATAATAACATCGTTAATATACAATCTCATAATTAGTGTGGTTGGAATGTTGTCAAAAGACAACGTTACTGTAGCGTTGTAATACCCTTGACGAGGTGTATATAAAAAAGACGAACCTTCAGAAAATGGAAATTGTGTTTCAATTCCATTATCACTCGCAGAACTGTTACTTGCATATCCCCACTGTAAAAATGTCCACGCAAATGGGTCAGTTATTTGCGATTCCGAGTTAGTTAATGTTATATACGACATTTCCTGAGTAAACGCAAGGGTATGCGCTGACTGAAGTCTGCCAACCGTTCGATTTAATGCGTTTACTTGACGAATCATTGGGTCGGTCATTGTGTGTATGCCTCCGACACTTGCATTTGCGTAGCAATTTGTTCTGACTTATTTGTCACCGTAATTGAGATGGCATTAATTCTTACGTCTACAATAGACCCAAATGCATTGATTGTGACAAAATCACCATACCCCCAGTCAATACCAAATAAAAAGCCTGGGGAATCTTGTATTGTTGCGTATACCGCATACATAGGATAATTAATCGGTTCTTTGATAAACTTTTCCGCTTCACCTGCAACACTTGATGTTTTGGCTTGTAATAACACTTCTCGATATGAAAACGGCGAATTTGCAATACGTGTTTTGTCAATAAATGTTGCACTTGAAATAACTTGAACATTACCTGACAACGCTTGATATACACTGATAACTGCGGTTTTTTCTTCTTGCCAATCAACTATGAGACGAATATCTTGTAATTGGCTTGATGTATCACTTAACAACACAGCTTTGTTGCTTCCATCAATAAAACGCCTATCAACACCTCGTTGATTTGGAAATTGCGTGAATACATACTGATTAGAACTAGTGGCAATTGTATCAAAATACACAGGCGCAAGAGTTTCGTTTACATCAACAGGTACTTGCGTCATTTGCGACAATTCTTGTAATGCAGTAAGTAAGTTTGCATATGCAAAAGGCATTCCCTTATTATCTGTGTAATGATTAATCTTATAACCGTAATTACTTAGTTCTCGTCCCTCACTGAAGTTTGCCAATCTTCGAATTCCTGCGTTAGAACCAATATTGTTTCTTACTAAATCAAACATTATGTTTGAGTTGGTTATGTCCTTATACGCTGTTTCGGGTTTATTGCCAAACTGTGCGCTAGTGATGCGACTGGCAAGCAAGTAGTTTGTATCATACGCAGTCATCTTGATTACAAATGAACCTGTTGCTTCACGAAATTGTTCAATTGACCGCACAAACCATACAGTATCAAGCAACAACATTCGTTGGTTGCCGACAGTGCGGTAAATCACCAAAATGGTGTCTTTTTTCAACATGCCAAATCGTGACATGAATGTCAGTACCGCAGCACTATTTGAGCCACCACTTAATCGAATGTAGCACGCACCTATTTCACCAACTGCACGAGTAATTGACAATTCGATAAACAAATTGAAATCTACCACGTTAAATGGCGCAATAATGTTACCGAGATTATCGCATACAAATATTTCGTACTTTGCATTTGGAAATATCATAGTCCAGCCTTTGTTGTGCCAAAGAACATGTTGTTTGCATCAAATGACCAGAACCGAGGGATGTAATTTACGGTAATGTTCATTCCTTCTTGAGCGTGAATGCCAATAACGTTAATTCGATAATCGTCATACGATTGTGTATACTTTCCTGCAGAATTGTTTGCGCCAAGCAAAATCCAATCAACAAAATTAGATGTTGGACTTATAAACGAAATCATATTACCACGAATGTTTGATGTGATTGACCGTTGACCAGGTATTAAATTAATAACAATTTCTTCGTAAGCCAACACTCGCAAACCTGCGTTATCAAATCGAATTCTTGCACCCGTTTCAGTTTGATACAATTCGTAAATTGTGCGATTTAATTGGCTATTGCGAATG